AGTCATCTCAGGGTTTGGCTCATCATGGAGCAGCTTATATAACGGGTGGGTGATATCTTTCTCTTTGCCTCCGCTATCATTATAGCGGTATACATGGAGCGGAAGCCCCGCCACCGTTTCAGATAATATCCTCACGCAAGAGTACACCGCCGTCATTTGCATGGCGGTTTGCTCGTTGACTGGTTTTCCGGCACTTGTACCGCCGAAAAGAAAACTGTAACGACTGCCACCTAAGCTGTCCTTAGGCTTGTCGCGCGCCTTGAATATACCTTGTAGGATTCCCATAGACATCACTCTCCTTATTTAAAATACGAGAAGTCCACGATTGTCGTATACGCTCTCGCCGTTGTCATTTCCACACCGTATTGCGCGGTCAAGTGCCATAATCGTTGCCACTGCACCGTCGATTTTCTCAGTGGACTTTTCCTTATCTGCTTTTATATTTCCGGCAGGATCTGTACGAACAAAAATATTATCCATCATCCATCGAAGTACCGGATGCCCACCGTGGGCAATTTTCTGCTCCAGGGTCAGTTTCATCAGTTCTTTGGTGGGTGGACTCATATCCTTGAAGCCCTGTCCGAACGGCACGACCGTAAATCCCATGCCTTCAAGGTTCTGTGTCATTTGCACAGCGCCCCAGCGGTCAAAGGCGATTTCTCGGATATTGTATTTCGTACTGAGTTCCTCTATAAAACTCTCAATGAAACCGTAATGCACCACGTTACCTTCGGTAGTTTTCAGAAAGTCCTGCTTTTTCCAAACATCATAATTCACATGGTCGCGTCGGACTCGGAGGTCGATGTTGTCCTCCGGTATCCAGAAGAAGGGCATTACGTTGTATTTATCTTCTTCATCCAGTGGGGGGAACACAAGCACGAATGCCGTAATATCTGTGGAGGACGAGAGGTCAAGTCCGCCGTAGCAGACGCGCCCTTCAAGCGCGGTAGGGTCAACCGCGAATGCACATTTATCCCATTTGTCCATTGGCATCCAGCGCACTGCCTGTTTGACCCATTGGTTCAAGCGAAGCTGACGAAAACTGTTCTCCTCGGCAGGATTCTGCTTTGCACTCTCACAGGCTGCTCTGACTTTATCGATTCCGACCGTGATACCAAGGGAAGGGTTCGCTTTCTTCCACACCTTCGGATCAGTCCAATCCTCCTCGGGAGCGGCACCGTATATCACTGGGTAGAAGGTCGGGTCATGCTTTCTGCCGTTTATGATATCTAGCGCCTTCTGATGTACCTCCCAGCAGATACTGTTCTGGTTGTCTCCGGCGGTGGTTATAAGGAAATACAGCGGTTGCATTCGTGCGTCACCACTGCCTTTGGTCATAACGTCGTAGAGTTTTCGGTTCGGCTGAGTGTGTAGTTCATCGAACACCACACCGTGGGTATTGAATCCGTGCTTGTTGCCGACATCAGCGGAAAGCACCTGATAAATACTGCCTGTCGGCTGATAGATGAGCCGCTTCATTGAATCAAGGATTTTTACCCGTTTTGACAGCGCCGGACACATCCGCACCATATCCGCTGCCACGTTAAAAACGATGGATGCTTGGTTGCGGTCAGCGGCACAGCCATAGACCTCGGCGCGCTCCTCGTTATCTCCGCATGTGAGCAACAGGGCAACAGCTGCCGCAAGCTCACTTTTTCCCATCTTTTTTGGTATTTCCACATACGCTGTGTTGAACTGACGGTAACCGTTCGGCTTCAGAGTTCCGAATACATCGCGGATAATCCGCTCTTGCCAGTCAATCAGATCAAAGGGCTTTCCCGCCCATGTACCTTTGGTATGTGAGAGGGCTTCGACAAAAGCTACGGCATAATCGGCGGCGGCTTTGTCATAAACTGAATCCGCAGCTTTGAACTGTGTCGGAGTGTATTTCTTGAGTTTTCGGATATCCACCGCCTCCTTCCGAGCATAAAAATAGACCCGCAATAAGCAAGCCTTCAAATCTATTTGTACGAGAAACAGAGCCGTTTTTGGCACTGTTCTCTAGTTGGTGTTTAGTTATTTATTACTCTTCACCAGTCAGAATGAAACGGGCATAGGCACCAGTGTTCTCAGTAAGGAATGTAAGTAACTCGGCGTACCCCTCACGCAAAGCTATTTCCTGCACCTTTGGCACATCAAACATATTTGTTTCACCTGTGGCGCGAATGAAAAGTATCTGTTCCTTAATTTTTTTATCCATTTCCGTCCTCCTTAGAATCCTCGACAGCCTGTTTCAGAATTCCGATGTCGAAGTCCGCGCTTTTATAGCCATCCAAGATAACGCTGTAATAATAACAGCTTGGAGCACCGAGCGGTCGACCTTCGTTCATGATGTACACCATAGTTTCCACGTTCTTTTTGCCGAGTTTGACTTTGACCATTTCCTTTCGGTAGAGGAATGGAAAACCCTCGTAACGGTCAAGTGCCACTTCGTCAGCCGGGGTAATCTCCCATAGCAGACACGGCACTGTCTTGCCCTTAAAAGGTTCTACGGTCGCCACAGAGCCGCCGTGTCCACCTCGAAACAATAACTGGTAGTCCTTCAAAAGCGCCGGCCCGACAGGCTTCGCTGTGGGGCAGCGGTGCACCATTTGCTCAAGGTTGAGATTTGAGCCGTAGGCAAGGTATAACGTCTTATTCATTGATTTGTATCCTCCTTGTTTTTACGGGGCAATTGTTCAGGCGGCCCGAAATCGCCAAGCTGCTGACCCGCCAAGATTTGCGGTCAAATGCTCTCTGCAGTTTGCGAACTCCTCGCCGATGAAACCGATGCGGTTGAGGTAGGTTCTCATAGCAAATTTCTCATTCTCGATCTGCGGTTTCTTTGCCGATGCACATTTCTGTGTGAGGGCCTGGTGGTTAAGGGCAAGGGCAAGAACAATGTAGCTTCTTATCTTGCCTGCATGAAGCTCGCTGTTGAAGCCCCGAAGCTCTACCGTTTGGTTACCTGTGAAAAAACTGTGTAGGTTGAGAAAATGGTATCGGCTTGAATGGTAATGGCGGCTGGTGCTTTCGCTGTAGCCTTCATACCAAAGGTTCTCAATAGCTTCCATCGTTTTCGGTTTGCGACGGTTTATTTTCTCTACCAGAAGACTATCCATCTTTTTGCAGTAACTCATCCGCTCCGGCGCAATTTGCAAAGCCTTATAAAAAAGGTCATTTTTACTTGCGATGATGTTGATGTAGTTTCGGATACTTCTCGGTGTGTGGTCTGCCCCGTCCAGATGAATGTGAATCCCGCAAGAGGCATTGGTGAAGGCTTGCGCCTTGCGCAACCGTCTAACCAGTTCCTGCAGGTCTTTGATGTCTTCCTGGTAGGTCAGTATCGGACTGACCAGTTCCACGCTGTATTCACGGGTGGCTGAAACCACTCTGCCATATTCCTTGCGGCGACAGTCAATCGAAGCATCACTCATCAGCTTCCAAGTTCGTCCGTCGGGTGCGCTAATCTTATAGGTGTCGTAGTAATCGTGGGTACTTTCAACTGTTCCGTTTAGAAAAGCTGCGGTAACCTCTGCCGCTTTTGCTCTGGTGATTCCTGTAAATTCAATCTCAATTCCAAACCTCTTTGTAAACATTGTTTTTCTCTCCTTTGAAGGTGTGTTTTCCCTTTCGGTAGTCACATATTACCGTCATAAGAGAGGTATATCCAGACAATTTCGAGATATAAATTGATGTAATTTACACAAGTTTTCTATACTTTATTAAGTCATAATATGTTTATATTACTCCTCGATTTTCTTGCAAGAATCCTCGCCGTATGCCACACCAAGGGAGCTGCCGGAATCCCAACTCACATGGATGGTTCCCATGTCATCAACACCAGTGACCGTACCTTTTGCACCAGGCTGAAGTTTAGTATAAGGGTCATTCATCATCACAAGCACAACTCTCGTTCCTGGAGTGTAATAGTTTTTAAGTGACTTTAATATTTCGGGATGAATAATATTCATTGCTCATTCACCTCCTCATGCTTGGCAGTTCCACTTTTGAAAGCAGAACTTCCTGTCAGTTTGGAGAGGAGAATCTTTCGCTCAGTTTTATGTTCCGAGCCGATAAAACCGAGTCGGAGAAGGAAACAGCGAAAAGCATACTTCTCGTTGTCCACGGGTTTTTCGGTGGAATTGACCCTTGTCTGTTTTTTCGCTATTTCGCAGAGTGCCGTGATAAAGTGTGTGTAAGCCTTGACCTCATCCGAAGAACACTCACCTTGAAACCAAGGGAAGGTAACAATTTCTTCATTTTCAATGATGGGAATGGAATCCGTACCCAGCGCTTTCTTTATGAGGGACGCTTTGCTTTCCACCAATCCCTTGAGGTTCTCAAGTGCCGTGTTGGTAAAGGCTGACCTCGGCATTTGTATAATCAGTCGGGTGGATTCGGCTGTCTCATATATCTCGGTTTCATCGTATGCGGTAGGCTCCTCATAATCGTGAAAACCTTCCGGAACAGGCTCTGCTTCCAGGAGCGGTGTGTCGTATTCTTCCGTGACCGCCTTGAAGTCGTGCAATCCCTGCAGGTCAGCAATCAGACCTGAATTATCCTCGCCCTCTAGCATCCCGTTTTTATCGATGTGGTAGCCAGCCACCTCGTAAGCGAAGGTAGGTGCGCCAAGGTATTTTATCGTAGCATTCAGTTCCTGGCTGATTGCACTAACCAGTGATTTTCTTTTTGGACCTGTAACATTATAGTTAATCTGCATTTTTCATACCGCCTTTCGTTTTTCGGTACTACATATATCACTCTAAACGCTGTAAATATCAAGTCATTTAGAGCCTCTTTCTGTAGAAAATACTGTCCGATTAATCAGCGGTATTTTGTGTTGATAAAACAATGCCAGTCAGTACGAAACAGACGCACGGTAGCGCCACACCGTTGCCCCACATCTTATATTCGGCTGCATCGGAATGTGGATTTTGCAGCCACTTAATAATCTGCTTTCGGCTTTTGGTTTTTTTACTCACACCCATGATTTTGCGGTGGGTTTCCCAAACCTCAGTCCAGTACGCAATCTCACCGTCGGTGGGACTCTCCGTAGCAAGTTCAGCGCACCACCAATCAGGGAAGCCTTGAAGTCGGGCGCATTCCGTTGGTGTGAGTCTACGGACGATATAATCCAACTCAACCAGACCGTTTTGAAAACCCGGATTTGTACCGTTAACAATCGTATTTGAAGTGCCATCCTGCCTAAAGCATTGACTTTCAGCTTTCATCTGCGGATAGAATGAAGCGGGCTGTGCCACAGCTCCGGGACCTTTCGCCGTGAGAGTCGGTTGCTGTTCTTCCTCAATAGTTGGTTTATATAGAGCGTTCTGCCCTTGATTGAAAGCCGCTCGGTCGATGCCATAAGATGGGTGCGAAACTATTGGTGCATCCTTATAATCTCTTGATAAAAGCGTGGGTGATTTATCTTCTTCAACCTGTGCATAGCCTCCGGTTGTCATAGCATAGGCAACGGCATGACGGTCAATGGTATTCAGTGTAAATGAAACTTCTTCATCAATACCGCTTCCTTGGGGACCGTTTTTATCATCTCTTCCAATCATCGAGCCTTGCAGGGCAACCACTGCAATACCGCCTTGATTGCATCCCGGATTTCCACCATTAGCATCAATGGTACGGGAGGTATCCGCTTCATAGATACCGCTGTGTGGATTGCTTGACTGCATAGAGTTGCTCTTATCAGAACAGATGCCGTATGCAGTAGGTACAAAAACAGTCTGATCATTGTTGCAACCAAGGGTCGCTGACTTATCATCCTGTATCAATGCACCCTTCCCGCCACCTTCACAGCCAGAGCGGATCTTCAGTGTTTTAGGAGTTGGCTCAAATACACACTGCGTTCCTTTATAATCTGTACCTGTCAGTGTATTTGCTACATCTTTACCTACCGTCAGAGCATACTGACGCTCGTTCATAACAAGGGGTACATTGCCTCCACCTGTTCCCATACGAGAGGTCAGCGTCTGTACTTTATTATCCTCGGCGAGTTTCACACGGCTGTCTGTGGGATGATTCTCTATTGCAACAGCTATTTGATTATCTCCCATGTTTGCACGAAGTGATCCGCTAAGGTTCTTATCTGTATGTCCGCCAATGCGTGAAACCGCACCGGGTTCAAAGGACATGACTGCACCCGGAACAACACCTGCTCGAAGTGTCGGGGAGCGCTCATCCTCATAACCGACACTTCTGCTCTTGGCACTGTGTTCGGTGCAAAAACCACTTGATTGCATTACACAAGGCTGATGTCCATGTTCCTCTGCTCGAAGCGTTGCGGAAACATCCTCCGATACAGACATCACTCTTCCGCCTTGGTCATTTAGGCAAGTTATGCCACTGCCTGTTTTTCTAGAGCTGTTTTCAGCATTTCCGGCAGTTCTTTGCCACGGGCTGCCGCTCGGCGTAAAATCCCTTGACATGCCTTCGCGCTCAAATAGTATTTCTCCGGCACATCCGCCTGCAAAATCTGCGACAAGGTAGATTCTGCGGCGGCGTTGGGGCACTCCGAAATATTGCGCGTCGATAGTTCTATAAGCCACGCTCCATCCGTTTCCCATGTAGACGTCAGCGTATGGCCACCGTCCGTTATCAGGCACAGGCATCTCGGCGGTCGGTTCGAGGACCCCGATGACCGCTTCGAGGACGGCCTTGAAGTCGGCTCCTTTGTTTGAACTGAACGCGCCGGGGACATTTTCCCAGATTGCATACCTTGGATATCGTCCATCGGTTTTACACCTCATTTCCTTTATGATTCGTATTGCCTCATAAAAAAGGACGGATTGCTCTCCGTCCAAACCAGCTCTTTTGCCCGCCACACTCATATCGGTGCATGGCGAGCCGAAAGATATAATTTCAACCGGCGGCAAATCCGCTCCGTTGAGCGTGGAAATGTCGCCGTAATGCTTCATTTGCGGGATTCTCTTTGTAGTGACCCGGATGGGAAACGGCTCAATCTCCGAAGCCCACAGCGGTTCAATCCCGCAGAGCATACCACCCAGAGGAAAACCACCGCTGCCGTCAAATAGTGAGCCAAGTGTCAATTTACTCATCTGCATTCACCTCTGGCAAATCACAGTATCTGTGTTCAATGCCATCCCTTAAAAGAAGTACGCCATCAGAGTTTCCGACTTGCTCAATATACCTCTTCACAATGACGTCGCAGTATTTCTCATCAAGCTCAATGGTGTAGCAGATACGCTCCGTTTGCTCACAGGCAATGAGTGTACTTCCAGATCCGCCGAAAGGATCGAGCACGATACAGTTGGTAAGGCTTGAGTTCATAATGGGATATGCCACAAGTGCTACTGGCTTCATAGTTGGATGGTCGCCGCTTTTCTTCGGTTTCTCAAACTCCCAGATGGTGGTTTGCTTGCGGTCTGAATACCACAGATGCTTTCCTTTCTTTTTCCAACCAAATAGTATCGGTTCATGCTGCCACTGATAAGGTGAGCGGCCAAGAACGAGAGACTGCTTCTTCCAAATGCAAGTGCCGGAAAGATAAAACCCTGCACCCACAAAGGCTTTTCTGAAATTGAATCCTTCGGTGTCAGCATGGAATATATAAATAGAAGCGTCCTTCGCCATTGCCGCTTCGGTGTTCGTAAATGCCGCAAGCAGAAAATCGTAGAATGCTTCGTTTTCCATATTGTCATTTTTTATTTTGCCAGCCGTTCCCTCGTAGTTAACGTTGTACGGGGGATCCGTTACCACAAGGTTGGCGGCTTTCCCGTTCATTAAGACATCAAAGGTGTCTTTCTTTGTGCTGTCTCCGCAGACCAGTCGATGTTGTCCTAGAATCCAAACATCCCCTAAATGAGAAACAGCGGGCTTTTTCAGCTCGCTGTCCACATCGAAATCATCTTCTTTTATCTTATCTTTAAGCGAATCTTTGAAAAGATTATCTAGCTCTCCGGGATCAAAACCTGTCAGAGATACATCGAAGTCTGAAGCATTCAAATCTGTGATGAGAAGTGCTAGTTTTTCCTTATCCCAATCACCGCCTATTTTATTCAGTGCGATATTTAGTGCCTTTTCCTTTTCCTCATCCATTTCAACAACCACGCATTCTATCTCATCCATGCCCATACTTAGCAGGATTTTCAAACGCTGATGGCCACCGATAACTCTGCCTGTGGTCTTATTCCAAATAACGGGTTCTACATATCCAAACTCCTCAAGAGAGCGCTTTAGTTTCTCGTACTCTGGGTCGCCCGGTTTTAAATCCTTTCTCGGATTATAATCAGCGGGAATAAGTAGTTTCGTTTTAATCTTCTCTATCAGCATACTTTTCCACCGCCTTTCTAAATTCACTAAATTTATTTACATCCTCCCAAGGGAACAGGCAGCTATTAAAGTGCCCATAAACCGCTGTATCAGAGTAGATGACATTTCGCAGTCGTAGCTTTTCAATGATTGCCGCAGGTCTAAGGTTGAAAACCTCCTGTGCTGCAATAGCCAATATTTCATCAGCAACAGTACTTGTGCCAAGTGTATTTATAGAAAAGGCTACCGGATTTGCCTTTCCAATGGCATATGAAATACTTACTTCACATTTTTTGGCATAACCACACCATACGATATGCTTTGCAATATGCCGAGCCATGTAAGCACCGCTACGATCAACTTTTGTTGGGTCCTTACCACAAAGAGCTCCGCCACCATGGGATGCAAGACCGCCATAGGTATCCACCATCAGTTTTCTACCAGTCAAGCCTGTATCAGCAGCCGGTCCTCCAAGGATAAATTTGCCGGAAGGATTGATGAGAATTTCTGTTTCATCATCAAAGGGAAAATCCTCAAAGCACTGCCATAAGACATTGTTAAGAATATCCGTTCTAATTTCTTCCTGGGTTTTGTTCTTTTCATGTTGTATTGACACCACAATGGTCTTTACTCGGATTGGAACATCATCTTCATATTCCACCGTTACCTGTGCTTTACCATCGGGAAGAATGCCTTTTATAAGTTTTCCTTTGCGGCAATCATCAAGTCTCTTTACAATTCTGTGGGAAAGTACAAGGGGTAAGGGGAGCATCTCTCGTGTTTCCTTTGTAGCATATCCATACATGGTACCTTGATCACCGGCACCAACAGAACCATATTGCTCATTTACACCATTTCGAGTTTCAAGCGCACTGTCAACACCAGCGGCAATATCTGCACTCTGGTTGTGTACATATACATAAATCAAAAACTTCAGTGGATTATATCCCACTTCTTTCAACACGTTTCTGACAATGTAACGAATGTCGATTTTTTCGCTGCAGGTGATCTCGCCCGCCACGATGATTTTTCCTTTGGTCGCCATAACCTCGCAAGCCACACGCGAAGCTTTATCTTTGCGAAGGCAAGCTTCCAAAATGCTATCTGCAATGATATCGCATAGTTTATCTGGATGTCCGGCACATACACTTTCTGCTGTTTTATAAGTAGTCATATTTTTATTTTCCTTTCCGAGCGGATAAAAGCCGCTCCATCACATCGTCCTGCGGGTTTGCACCACTGTATTCACCAGTGCAGTTTTCCTTGACGATCTGGAAAACCTCAATCCACAGGCGGTTAGTCTGATTCATATAGTTCTGACCCATTGCAACATATGGACTTTGAATGGCATTTCCCGTGGTGGGATGCTTTGCCAGAAATCCGTATTCGGTAACCGCTTCCTCGCACTGAATCCACCGTGCCACGCTCATGGCGTATCGTTCCAGAAGCTGGGGAGAAATGAGAGCAGCACATCCACGTTCGTTCAGCCACTGCCATGTGGACTTGTAAATTTCACTAGCAACAAGCGTCTTTCCGTCTTTTTGGACGGCCTCGAGCATCTTGTTCGGTTCGGGCATCGCCTGACCTTTGAGATCTGCGGTATCCGAAAACTCCATAACGGTCAACTTTCTGCCGCCGGGATTGCCCTCGGCTATTTTGTCGGTGAGTGGTTTCTTTTTTGCACCCGCACCGACACGAGCGCCACCTCGGTTTGTACCGTCTTTGGCCATCAAAACACCTCCTCATAAAATTTTTATAAAAAATTTTTGTGAAGCATTGCTTCAAACAGATTTCTTACATAGGCAGAAACCTGTCACATTTTTCTGTTCAGGCAATCTGTCTTTGACTTAATGGACATCCCGTAAACCTAAAAACACAGGAATCAATCGTTTTATTGAAGCTAAGCTTCAAATACTTCAAATCTGCAAAAACTTGACATATTACTTCAATTAGGATAATCTACAATCAGAACACAGGGGGTGAGCGTCATGGAACACAAACAGCAGCAGATAATAATGAAAAACATCGACAGGCTTCTCAAAAAGAGGAACATCAAACGTAGTTCTCTTGAGGACGAGGTCGAGATCAGCCGCGGGTATCTGTCCCGCTTGAAAAAAGCAAATCCGGATGACAACGGTCTTAACATGAGTTATGAACTACTTAAAAAAATCGCAGATGGACTAAAGGTATCCATGGATTACCTGATGCTTGATGGGATGGATAACACCACAGACGAAAATGCTCTCATCGAATTTATCGAATCCCTCTATACCATGTCGGTGGATGGCACGCAGTTCTGGAACGTCTTTACCCACAAGCAGATTGACAGTATTAATGATCCGGATGATTTTGATAAACTCGGACCAATTTCAAAAAGAGTATTTGAGACTGGCGAGTATGACCCAGAGAGCCGTTCGTATGAATATGCGTGGATTGGATGGTTATCATTGGGTAACGGTCGAAAAATTGGAGAAACCATTTATTCCAAGGAATACATCACGGATGATTTTTTCTATGCCAATATAGAAAAAATCAACAGCACTTTATATCTGTATAGGGTAGATTACACCGATACAGACGGACAGCACAAACTAACCGACATAATTGAGGCATACCTGGTCAATGCTGATGAAGCACATTTCCTTTGCAACTCTGTCGATTGGAATGAATACATATCCTCCAAGCTAAGAGATCTGTATCAAATCGCCAGGGACAATTCCTCCGTCACAAGGTTGGGCGAAGATGCCCGAAAACTTCTGAACCTGTTTAATAACGATTAAATTTAAAAGAAAGGATGTCGTAGCATGAACAACAACAAACTTACTTATAAGAACAGCCATATTATAATCAACCCTATGGATATAATGGCAAAAGTTAAAGCCTTTCAAATCAACCCTGAACATTCCTGCGTTAGTTTACAAATAGTCAATGGAATAGTTCTCTCCTTTAACTGGGCAAGTGGGAAATTTGATTTTTCACGTGTTTCTTAATATTCTACTTTCAGAAGCCTCTTGCCTATATGGTGAGGGGTTTTTCTATGTTGGGTCTATTACCTCGTTTGAAACTGCGTTTTTTAACACGAAGCCCTACGCCGCTGTCCGATAATTTTAGTTTTAGAGATTTGACTACCCCCACCGGTCGCCGCTCTCAGCAGTAATACGCGAGTGGCATGACTTACAAAGAGCCATAAGGTTGCTCTTCTCATTGCCTCCGCCCTTGGAGAGCGGGAGGATGTGGTGTATCTCTTCGGCAGGGGTGAGCGCTCCTTGCTTCTGACACTCTTCGCAAAGAGGATGCGACTTGATGTAGCGGTCGCGGATGCGCTTCCAAGCACGGCCGTATCGTTTATTGGAAGCGGGGTCACGTTCGTATTGGTTGTATTGTTTGTCCATTGCTTTTTGATGCTCGACACAGTATTGCTCGCGTTCAGCAAGCCGACCGCAGCCGGGGTAAGCACAGGGACGCTTGGGTTTGTAGGGCATCGATTCATCTCCTTTGGGGCATAAGAAAAGCCCTCGCAGGAGAAGTACTCCCATGAAGGCTTTTTGATAGTTTTCTATACTATCATTATACTGCTTTCACAGTGGACAAACAGTGACATACTGTGCCATCGTGTGCCAACTTTTTTATTGCGGTACTTTTAAGTGCTGTAGAGCTGACGAATGAAGTCTGTGTACAGTACGTATGGACACATTAAGGTTCACACAGATTTCTTCCCAGTTAAGGAAGTTGATGTAGCGATAACGGAGCAGTAGCTTTTCATCAACGTTCTGCATCTGATTAATTGCCTCACGAATGTCACTCTTCAGCTTTACCAAACGGTCAACCTCTTGTTGTATCTGTTTTTCCAGGTCTATAATCTTTCCCACATACCTTACAAAAGGCGGGTCAGTACTCTTTGTTCCACTGATTTTTTCCTCAAACACCGGAGATGAAATACTTCTTGATAACTCCCTTAAATTTTGCAGCTCCTCAAGGTCGGAATTTATCAGTTCATTCAGACGGTATGCCTGTCTCAAAAACTCCTTTGCCATCATCGTCGCACCACCTCCTCATTCAGTTTTTTGATTAACATTTCAGGATCAATGGCGGTCAGCATAGAGAATAACCCGGAACGAAAGAAACTCTCAACCTCTCGTTTCGTATACAAGGCTGAATCTGTATGTGGATGTTTCACCAACCTTTTCAGTGCAAACCGGTAATCTTTGACCGCCTGCAGAACAATGGCATTTGCCAGTTTTTCATAAGCATCCATCATACGTTATCCCTCGCTTTCCTTAAGTTTACCTTGACCGCATTGATAAGGTCGGACTGTGTCTTTTCCTTTCGTTTCAAAGCCCTCATGACATCCTCGTCAATTGTACTTTTTGCAATGATGTGGTGGATTACCACCGTTTCATTTTGACCTTGTCTCCAAAGTCTTGCATTCGTCTGCTGATATAGTTCCAGACTCCAAGTGAGTCCAAACCAAATCAGCGTAGAACCGCCACTTTGTAAGTTAAGACCGTGTCCTGCTGATGCCGGATGGATAACTGCCACAGGAATATCTCCGTTGTTCCAATCCTCGATATCCTTGGAAGTCTTAATTTCACGGACTTTTAATTTTGCCTTGATACGCACCAAATCGTGATTATACCAGTAGGCAATGAGGACAGGTTTGCCGTTTGCGCCTTCGATTAAATCCTCAAGGGCATCAAGCTTACGGTCATGAATGAAATGAGCCTTTTTCTCTTCATCATAGATAGCACCATTTGCCATCTGCAGGAGCTTGTTTGAAAGGACAGCTGCGTTCATGGCATCAATTTCCTCACCAGCAAGCTCAAGAACCATCTCCTCACGAAAACCTTCATACACCGACTGCTCTTTTTCACTCAAATACACAGGCACTTCATTTATCACGCATTCCGGCATTTTTAGAAAATCAACTGACTTCATGGAAATCGTAATATCCGAAATAAGCCTATATATTGCATTTTCTGCACCTGGCAGGGGTTTATATGAAAACACCATTTGCTGATTACGTTTATCTGGAGTAAAGAGGGAACTGCGGTAGTGAGTTATGTACCTGCCGAGTCTTACACCCATGTCGAGGATACGAAACTCTGCCCACAAATCCATCAAGCTGTTACTGGATGGTGTACCCGTAAGACCTATAATACGTTTTGCCAAGGGTCTGACTTTAAGTAAGCTTTTGAACCTCTTTGCACCATAGGACTTAAAGGATGAGAGTTCATCAATGACCACCATGTCGAAAATGAAAGGAACACCGCTTTTGTTTACCAACCAGTCCACATTTTCTCTGTTGATAAGATAAATGCTGGCGGGTTTCTTAAGTGCTGCTAAACGCTCCTGCTCCGTACCGATTGCCATCGAATAGTTAAGGCCTTTTAAATGTTCCCACTTATTTATCTCAGCAGGCCAAGTATCTCTTGCTACCCTTAGAGGGGCAATGACCAGAACCTTTCCAATTTCAAAGCTGTCAAGGCACAAGTCGAAGATGGCAGTTAGTGTAATCACGCTCTTGCCAAGACCCATCTCCAAAAATACTGCAGCTATGGGATGCTCTAAAATGAAGTTGGTCGCATAGGTCTGATATTTATGAGGACTGTATTTCATCGAGTATCCCTCCAATCTGTTCAGTGCTGTCAATTACATAGCAGGCAAAGCCTAACTTCTGTAACTGCTTTATTCTTCTAATCTGTATCGGGCGGGGTTTCTTACCGGGAGCCTTTAATTCGATAAATGCCATCTTCCCATTAGGTAAAAGCACCAAACGGTCCGGCACCCCATCTAAACCTGGACTTACGAACTTCACCGCAATGCCTCCCATCTTTTTTACCGTCGCCACTAGCTTCTTTTCGATATATTTCTCAAGCATAATTGCCTCCTATAGAAAGGCTCGGAACAGGAAAACAACTTTAACCCATTTTTCCTATACGCGCGTGTACGTGTGTATGCACAGGCTAAATTTCTTCTTTTTTATGATTTATAAATAAATAGATTACATCTTGTTCCACCTGTTCCGAACCGCTGATTTTAACTGGAATTACTGGCTTTTTTATAGGAACCAGTTTTGGAACAAAGTATGGAACAACTTACCCTTGTTCCTCGCTTCGGGAATAAGCTCGCTGCTTTCCATAGATAGGAAAGTGGCTTGTTCCGTTCTTGTTCCCGGTGTACTTGTTCCATTCACTGATCTTTCTCATAATGGCACCGATAGCATAGGAATCAGATGTTCTCATAGAGGATGCATCCTTACCGAAACACTCACACCAAATCTCCATATTGCAGACAAGGGTTCTTATTACCGTCCCAACACGGGCACCACCGCCAAATTCGCTACCGCCGAGAAAATTTCTACGCTCGTACAAAGACATGGATTCCCAGTCATCTGGCAACAACGTGTCCAGATAAGTTCTAACCAAACCTTCTCGCTCATCGGTTTCCATTGCATCTGCCTGTTCCCCGGTTGCAAGGGATACATCATCGCCTTCAAGGTAGAGTCTTTCGCCCTTCTCATGAAGCACAAGTGTCTCTGCCCAAATCTGCTGCACTTCATCTTTAGTAATTTGCCAGGCTTTCTTCTTGCCGTTACCACTTATCCGCACAGGCCAGAACCTGCGGTTTCCCGTAATATCACGAAGGAAACCACTCTCTGCATTGGTAGAACCTACAATTACACACTGACGGGGATGGCTTTCTACGTTGACACCGTAGCTTGCTCTGTACTTATCATCTGAACGGGAGATAAAGGACTTTACAACCTCCACATCGGTCTTACGCATTCCGGCAAGTTCGCCAAGTTCCAGCAACCAATAGCCTTGCAGCTTTTCAGGACCGGCTTTGTCTTTCATGTCCGTAATAGTCAAACTATCTGAAAACCAATCCCCAGCGAGTTTTGCAAAGAAGGTTGACTTACCAATGCCCTGTGGACCATTTAATATAAGGACACTGTCAAACTTTGTACCCGGTCTAAAAATACGTGCTACCGACGCAACCATCGTTTTGCGAATGACTGCTTTGGTATAGGAGTTATCCGTTGCTCCGAAATAATCAATCAGAAGATTTTCCACACGGCTTATACCATCCCATTCCGGCAGCGAGTTCAGATACTCTTGGATTGGATGGTAGGCTCTTTCTGAAGCTACCGCTAACACGGCATCCTTGGTCTTGGTCGGAGAATACAGTCCATACACACTGCTTAAGTACACCTTCAAAAGTGCATTGTCCGAGTCATTCCAACCACCCTTAATCTGATCCCAAGGCAGACCGCCTTTGGCATCAATACCGTCACGGTGGCAGTTGAAGGCAATGTGCTGCAAATCTTCATCGTGCCGCAGAATGAGTACAATGTTATCCAGTGTGTCCTTCACATGGCCTTGCTTATCTAGTACCAAAGCAGTCTGCCAATCATCACCGCCAAACTCATCCTCAGCCTGTTCCTGTCTTTCCTTAGCAAACTCCGCTTTCACGGCTTCATCCTTTATAGCAAACTCACACATTGCTACATAAGACGGCATCTTACCTGGAGCCGTAGCCCTCGACACCTTATCATCTAGGGAACCGAATTTATGGATACGCACAAGGTCAAAGGCATTGAGGAGCAGACCGCTTGCAGGGTCGGTGGCATGATGGCTATATGTGAACTTATCATCATAAGTAATTACACCCGCACTGCTGTCAGCCGGGATATAGTCATAGCGCCCTTCCATTGCGGATGGGGAATAAACAGCACCTAAGAATTTCTCAATTGCCTCACGAATCGTGTAGGTACGGCAGAACGTTCCTACTACACCTTCCTTGGAAAGCGGATCTGCCTGTTCTTTCAGATTCCGATTAATGATCTCTGATTGCCGAGAAGATGCAGGCCAAGTACTGGTATCATGCCAGTTTTCATATTTAGAAAGATAAACATCCGGGTCAAGAAGAGTACCATCGGTTTCTTCATAGACAAATACACCGTTTGAGGATGTGGACGGCCAATACATAAGGCGATGAGCCTCATAGGTCGTATCATCGAAAAGGTCAATACCAATTTCCTTTGCCACCATACGGCCAACGGCCGCATACTCTTCTTCGCTAATTTCACGGGCAAGGGGAATGATCAGACGGAGCCTCGGCTGTTCCGGAGTGTGCTTATGTGTAGAGTAGACACAACATTTGGAATCAAAAAGCATGGTAATCTGATCCCAGATATCAGCTGTACCATAATCCATATCAAGAGACAGTAAAGAACGGCATAAAACATTGCCTTTCTTTCTCCTACCTTCTTTCAGATGCCCTCCGACAAAGCCACCCACGTCTTTGATATCATCCTGTTGACCTCTTATTAATTTGCGATATTCTTCCACCGTTTCCGTGGTACGTTGCGTGGTCTTCACACGGGAACAGAAAGCCTCCCATGAGATGTCACTGTTTTTCCACTTTCTATCCATTCGGCTGTTGCCGACTGCAATTTTCATAAGTCTTCGACCTCCTCATACCCTGCGTTGAAATATCTGACCGTCTGCCTGCGTTTCTTGGCTTTTTCAATCTCCGTGGTCATACCGTTTGAGATGGAATTACCAAGCACCCATACCTCAGAGCATTTGCCCATCAGCACGATATCCATAAATAAGGCAAGTTCCCGTTCCTTTGGGTTTGCATCATCCATAAACTGCGGAAACATAAGGTGGGGAGCAATAGGGATACAGTTTTGCCCCAAGGCAAATCTGCAGAACGCACGAGCCTTTTTCACATTTTCATCCACATCCCCGGAATATGGGGAGCAGATATACACAAGAGGCTTGAAGGCAGATTTCTTTTCTGCCTTCTCCTCTCTGATAATATTGGACAGTGCTTCATGGGGAGTCGGGTCATAATAACCTTCTGAATTGTATTTGTTGATTCCCATCACAAAGCCTCCATTTCAATCTTAGGCAAGATACCGTCTGCCTTCATCAACTCGTAAATGAAGAGTCTGCCTTTTTGGGTCCAGTAGGTATGAACCTTTGTGTGTTGTTCACCGTTACTGCCCAGGTAGCTGTGTGTCTTGGTGCTGGTATAACCCTTTTCAGCATGCTTCTGATATAGAAGCCAGATGTCTCCTTGCTTAAATTGAATTCCCTTTTCATGAAGATAACGGTTCATCCAGATAGCAGACTTGCCATAGTCCTTGGCAATTGCCGATGTAGAAATAAGGTCTTTGCAATTTAGCACCACATCGTAATAAGATACCTTCGGTTTCATTTCTGTAATTTGTTGGTTCTGAACGGCAATCGTACCCTCAAGCAATTTATTTTGATGTCTTACTTGAGTTAGCTTCTGGTTAGCAAACTGTAAAGCCCTCGCCATGATTGCCTCTGGGGAATTCCAAGCCTTCTCAATTTCAAGAAAGTATTGGCGGCACTGCTTTCCTTTTGGAGTACGCTGAATCATGCATAACTCTTTTGCCATGTCGATGGTAAGCTGATGATCCATGCTCGGTCTGCCACCGGTACTTTCGCTCAAAAATGAGCTAAAGTCTGTACCTTCCACAAATCCATACTCACACATTCTAGGAAACCAGTCTTTATACGCTGTTTTTACTTCCAAGACCTCATGTAAATCACGGCCAAGCACTGTGGGGCGGTCATTTTCATATTTGATTCTTACTAATTCGTCCATACGAATTACCTCCTGTAATATAGTCAGAGAGGAAACCCCTCTACCTAATAGCCACAGGAGGTAATGAAAGTTGAGGATTTTCAAAAATGAATTAATCTTTTTTATAAAACTGACACTCATAGCCATCGGCACTAAGTAACAGTCCTTTTGCCCAGATTGGTGTTCTAGCCATCTGTTCACAGACAGCAAAAAGTGACATCCTCATATCTGCTTCAATGATTATTTCATCATGTACATGAGCTACAATGAAACAATTCTTTAATGTCTGTATGGCATAACACAAAATATCTCGGCTGATTGCCTGAACAATATTCTCTACAAACTTGGGACCATAGCTTTCGATTCTTTCCCATTTTTTCGTACCGCCGACACCCTCGTAAGTGACCGACTCACCGCCGAATATATTCTCTCCCATACGAGGTTTCACATAGGAAAGCTGTCTACCGGAAAGAAGGGTAATAAAGAGCATTCCACTTTGATAGGTGAATTTAATACCGTGTGTTTCTGTAGGAGTTTTTTGCTTAACACAGGTTTTTACGGCACGGTCGACATCCCACCAGAGTTTTGTGATATTGGGATTGGTCTGTCTCCAAGCCGTTACAAGAGGCTGAAGTTCATCTTCTTCAATTCCCATTTCCAAAGCACCCATTGATTTTAATGCTCCAACAGATCCACCGTAGCCAAGGGCAAGTTCTGAAATTTTTCCTTTCTGACGGAGATGCCCGTTCACGCCGTGTTTTTCTACGGGTACATGGAACATCTGGGAAGCACTGGCACAGTAAATGTCACCGCCGTTTTGGAATACTTCCATTCTCCATTTTTCGCCTGCAAGCCAAGCAATGACACGAGCCTCAATTGCCGAAAAGTCCGCAACAATAAACTTCTTACCATCACGGGGAATAAATGCAGTACGGATAAGTTCCGATAGCACCTCTGGTATAGAATCATATAGGAATGTAAGTGCATCAAAGTTTCCGCTTCGAACTAAGGCACGAGCCTGTTCTAAATCAGGCATATGGTTTTGAGGGAGATTTTGTAATTGAATCAGTCTGCCGGAAAATCTGCCGGTTCTATTGGCTCCGTAAAATTGAAACATTCCTCTGGCACGACCGTCATGACATACCGCATTCTCCATCGCTGTATATTTTTTGACCGAGGACTTGGCAAGCTGCTGACGAAGTTCCAACACTTCACTTAGCGGTTCGGGAGCTGTCTTTAACATTTCGACAACCGCTTTTTTCCCTAGGGTATCTGTTTCCATCCCGTTATCAGCAAGCCAACCTTTCATCTGCTGCACTGAATTTGGATTCTCCAGATTGGTCATGTCTTGCATAAGAGCAGTCAGCTTTTCACGAGAATTTTCATCGATTGCAACAGCTTGTTTTACAAATGTCATATCAATGGCAATGCCACGGTCATTGATTTCTTGGTCGAGACGATACTCCTCCCAGACATTCTCCGGCATAGGGAATTTGCTCAGTCTCCGCTTTATCGACATCTCGGTTTCCACATCGCGAAGGTTATATGCTTTGAAACGCTCCCATTTATCTGTATCGTTTTCTGGCAGATTACGAATACGACCTCCGTTTGATTTTGTAGGAGAACAAGGTGTACAGAAATATCTGATGAGGTCTTTGCCCCCCGTTAACTTTTGTTTTTCCAATCCTAAAACAGTACCGACTCCCTCAAGGGAAAGAGGAAGTCCCATATATGCGGACCATATCATTGAACACTTCCATGATGCGGGGTCAAGATATTCTCCAAGAGGAAGGTTAAGCCATTTTGATAAACAAACACGTTCAAACATTGCATTGAAGGCCCATTTGGTTATAGAATCGTCCATAAGAGCATCGATAATTTCACCCGGGACTTCCTCTCCACAGGCAAGGTCAACCACCTGCGCTTCGCCACCATCCACCGAATAGCCAAATAATGAAATTTCAAAATCACGGCTTTCAGCATAACGGTAAACCCCAGACTTCTGAAGATTTTCACTTGAAAATGTTTCTATATCAATAGAAATAGATTTCATATATTAAATACCATCCTTTCCAATGCAAACAAAGTGGCAGAAGAACATCCTCCGCCACCTCGCCCGATTAGTTATTCTACTGCTATGCCAAGAAATCATCATCTGCAACAGTGTTGAAATCATCTGCAGCATTGGTTCTGTTACCCAAAGACTCGCCATCCTTAATCTTCTGAATATTGCCAAGTCCGCAGGCTACACCTTTGTTGCCATTTGAGTTAAAAGCATAGAAATTTAAGGATACTCTTGCATAGCAACCGCTGTATACTTCGTTACGGTCAAGGATAGGTCTGACTGCTTTGTCTACGATCTGAGGTGCAGTATTGCTGTTGGCATTTACAAAATAATGCCCCTTGTAAGCCTCATCGTCACGTTCTACATCACCATCACGAAGTGGAATCTTGATGGCAGCCTTATTCGGTTTCTTACCGCCAAACTTTGCAATACCTTCTTCGATAGCTGCATCTATTGCAACGTTGATTGCATTAATGGTATTCGTATCAGTCTTAGGAATCAGTACTGATACACTGTACTTTTCCGCTCCACCATTGATGGATACCGGTTCCCAACCGTGGAAGTAACTAAGACGGGTGTTTACGCTTGTAATTACCTTAGTGCTATTCTGATTATTCATAATCTTTTTCCTCCAATATTTCGTTAAATTCGTTATATACGTTTGATACATTCATAGCCGGACGCTTATCCGATGCTGGAACGAGAGTCGGCTTGCCCGACGGTTTATAAATGAGGCCACCGAGAATTTCCTGGAATTTTGTCTTGCCCATCAGCTTCTGCATTTCCGTGAGGGTAATGAGGCTCTGACGGAAGATATCCTTGTAGCCGTTTGCTTTGGCTGTTTCTGCAACAGCATCTTCATCCTTATATTTGCGGACAGATCGTCCCTCGACTACCTTAAACCCGTGCCACTCCTTACCATGATTGATGGCGGCATCCGTGGCATAAGCTATGATTTCATTTGCCCACTTTGTAAGGTCAGATAGTTTGGACAGAACTTCCTCAATTTCAGAGTCCGTAAGTAGTGGTGGCATCTTAAACTCTGACTCCGCCAGTTTCAACTTTTCTTCCGCTCTTGCACGGCATTTTACCGCTGCTCGGCAGAAGGTACACCACTCTCCAGGGAGATATTCACCATCACCGTCATAGGCTTTCTGTGCCTTCGGTTTCAGCTCGTTTTCTGCCCAATCATTTAATTCATCTACCGAGATAGTCCACGTACTGACATTCTCCCTGCGTGGTTGGAAGATGGTCATGGAAACCTCCTCGATGTCATACAGACTGTCGTAGATTTCCAAAGCACCAAGTGAATATAATTTCATCTGCGGATTTTCCACCACATCCACTAACACACCCATCCCATACTTGAAATCGATGATATGAAGTTTTTTATCCGCAATGATGATGCAATCACCGGTTCCAAACCCCTGTGGTACATAGCAGGAAAAATCTAGGCGCTGTTCGATAAGTACCAATGGGTCCTTACAGCTTTGCTTTGCCGCTTCAAGCTGCTCCATTATGAATTGAACATAAGCATCGCTGTGTTCTTCCATCTCATCGGTGTTATAATCCGAAACAGGACGCTTGCTCCTCATGTGAAGTGCTTTGCGAAGTTTATGCTCACAAAGAGCATGGGCGGCGGTACCTTCGGCTGCTGCATTGGATTCCTTATTTTCAAACTCCAGTTCCAATCGTGCAGATGGAAGACAGTGCAACCACCTATGCGACCCGGATGCAGAAAGCACTGCGTGATTACTCATTGCTAAGTACCTCCGCATCTTTCAAGATGTCTACGTAATGCTCCGGGGCAATTTCGCTCAGTTTAGAACCGCCGTATTTTTTGATGATTTCTCTCACTTCAGCAGTAAGTCCGGCTTGACTCTTTTCTGCAAGTTTTGCTCTTACTTCCTCCAGAGTGATTTCCTTCTTCTTGGGCTTTTCTGATTTCTTCGGCACCGGCTCTTTTTTAGCTGTGGTTTGTTCTGCTGTTTCGGTAGGTTCATTTTCCATCATCACATCTGCAACCGCCTGCAAGCTGTCTGCCAAAGAACGAATATCAGAAACCACATCAAGGAGCAACTTGATTTTACTCATGGCTTTTTCCTCCTTCCTGAGTCTCGCAGATGGCAAGTTCCTGTACGGTATCACCTGGAACAAGTATGGTCAGTTTCTGAATATCCCCAAGGAAGAAATGAAGGAAACGCTCCCTTATGGTGACATTGCGACAGGATACAATCCCGCCAGACTGCGGATGTTTTGAAACACTGATTCGCAAATTATGTTTCATGTTGTTCACCTCTTTCCGAGAGCGTTTATTTGCTGCCCTCTACCTTTTAGCCTTGGGAAGAGGGGAAAGTTGAGGATTTCGGAAAAACTTTTTTGAAATTCTTAATTGCTGTTTCCATACGGTGAGAAATGGCACTGACTGAAACACCTTCACGCTTTGCATAATCTGTTACAGAAACTCCGTCCATGACGATAGCTATCAGTAACTCTGCCTGCTTTTCCTTGAGAGCCTTACGAATAATTTCACAGACATATTCATACTCTGCTTGTTTCTCCCGGGTCGCTTCATCTGAGTTATCAGGAAAAGAATCCATTACATCGGATTTATCCTCAGCCTCATCGTCTTTGCGGAACTTTTTCTTTGGTTCACCGTAATGGCGGTTGAATTTGTGCCAGTTGTTGTACTCAGGTTTGTTGAAACGCTCCTCCATAATCTCTTGCACAGAGCGGCGAGCCACAGTTTCCTTGTCTTCGGCAGATGAGAGGCGCTCTTCATAATCCGAGTCAATCATTACGGTGCAGTCCTTGTCCGGTACCTCCAGATAGGTAGGTTTGTTGTCATACAGAATTCTAATTCTCATTTTTTGCGTCCTTTCCGCCAGACTGCATTGGCGGCAAAGGATACACACAAAAAGGTCTGTGCTTTGAAGTACACAGACCCTTTTATCCTGAAAATGAGCGCAACAAGGGAAGGTACTTCTATTGCAGCGCAACAGTCCTTGCGGACTGGAGCGAAACAATATGTATCCTTTGCCTTATTGCAAATCAGGCATTTCGATATTTTTTTGTAGACGAGGAGCGGTCGTATTTTCTACCTACAAAGAACTTGTCCTCCGTCTATTTTTATTGTAAGTTAAAAAAGGACAGCCTGGTCGGACACCTCATGTCCGTTATAATTGAGGTTAAAAAGATGCCTTTTTCGTATAAATACATACAAAACAACAAAAAAAGAGCCATCCACAAACCCTTAATAGGATTCATGTATGGCTCATATAGATTTTTAGATGCAAAAAGCGGACATCCCGTGTCCGCTTCTCAAAAAATATTTTTAACTTTTATAATGCATCTGCACCGTGTTCTTGTAAAAAGACTCTGATTTCGTCCATCGACTTTGTATAAAGGTGAGTCAATACAAAATTATACCAAAGATGACTCTGATTACTGAAGCTCAATGAGAACGCTGATTTATCAATAATGTGCTTACTGATTTCAGGAGGCAGATGAAGTCCTAGACAAATCAAAATTATGGAATTAATTGACCCTTGGTTTTCTCCATTGACAATTCGACTTACCGTTTTTGAACTCAGCATTGTTCTTTTTTCTATTTCTACAAAGGAAACATCCTTCCAGTTAAATACCATTTGAAGGGACTTTGTAAAACTTGTTGGAAGTTCACTGTAGACTCGCATTTCGTCCGCCAATGTGTCAGCCAGTATTTTGGCTTTCCTTTCTGGAGTTGCATACTCAAAACCATTACAATATTTTATGTCGAAATCAATATCCGATGCCTTGTCACGGTTGAGAAAACACTCACTATGGTATCTTTCCTTGCAACCAGACTTGACCGATAAATCGAAAACCAAACAGCACTCTTCCATATTGTTTCGTGCAAAATTGGTTAATACGGTCACTCCATTCTCATCCTGGGTTAAATACCTCGGATGATTTAAAACGAAGTGAGAATCAACATATTGATAGCTACCATCTCTTATCAGAGCGCTCATTGCAGGGTTGGTTATGCTTTGAATTGCAGCATCCTGCGCACCAATCGAAAATGTCTGATTTCTTTGCAAGGTACCCTTTTTAGATTTATGTGGCTTGACATAGCGACCGTCTATATATGTAAAGGTTCCGATAGCTTCCTCAAATCCGGCATCAATCATACGGATTTTTGCTGAGGCACGAGATACGGTAAAGAACGTCGCCAATGCATCAATAACTGGCTCCATTATATCTATAAGTTCAAACGTTCCAAATTCTGCACGAAATTGCTTGATAAGTTCAAACGCTTTGGTCTTGAACGTTGAAAGTGGCATTTGAATCCTTGGTGCGAGAGCATTTGCCTGCCATTCCATCCAGTCAGTCGCATCCCTGCTATTGTCTTTAATACCGCCGACTACTTGACACTTGATTCGTGTGGCACTACTGTTATATAGCCGCTCCAACTCAAATGCTTTTCTGTGTTGATCCCAATGAACGCACTCGTGCACAATGGTATTGTTGACTGAGCCGAGATTACGAAGGAAGTATGCTTTTGGGTCCACAAAAATAGTACGTGCATCCACATGAGCCTGTACCATTTCATCACTGTCTTCATCATAAAATTCAGCATCACAGTCATGAAAATATATCTGTCCGAAGACAGAAAAATCCTTAGTAATATCTCGCATTTTTATTTCAAGACCCATTTTCTCTGCAAGCTTCTGTGGTTCTATTGCCATTGGTGTTTGCAATGCTTCAGGATAATTCCTTCGAAGGATATCTGTAGCAACAGATTCTAATTGTTCCCTATTAATGATAGGAACAAGAGAGTCTGACATAGGCTTGGGCTGCCTATTTTTGCTAGTATATTCAGTTACACAGGAGATTGTAAAGTCATCCAAATTGCAATTCAAATCTCCGGAACATTTCAGCATAAACCATTGCTTGCACGTTTCCGATTCATCGTAGTGATAATCCGACTCCCTGGCTTCCAGTTCAGCTTCTACCGCAACATCAAATTCTATTTTCATATCCGGCAAGTCATTAATAGATACAAATTTAACCTCTATATCTGACAATTCTATGCCACCGATTGTTCGAACTCTGTATAACCGTAAGTCTAGATCCTGGTAGTTTTCTGCAGTATAGCTTTGTATGGCAGCAAACAACTCATTATAAAATCTATCTGCCACATATTCTTTAAATGAACGATTGCCTGCCATAATAACCCCTCCATATCTACTTTATAAACGAAGTAACCCTATATCCATTTTTTCGCTAGCGAGATAGCGTGAGTACATCTTGTCTGCGGGTAGTTGTCTTATTTGTATGCTCTGTAACCCTAGAGAGTCTAACATTTCCATATTGACGTATCCTTTGACAATAATGCTTTGCTGTTCTGTTGGCATCAAAAAGCAGTTCTTAACATCTTGAATTTCATGGTCATTAACAAACTTTTTATATGCCAACTGATAGAGATACTGCTTTGTAATATCCCCAATCCCAGGCTGTCCTCGTAGTTCTTTTCCGTGTTCAAGTTGAATGTTATAATACTTGGCATCGAAAATAATGAACTGATATGTGTTGTTCACCTTGTGAATTGAAACAAGGTCGGGAATAAGCGTTTCATTTGCAGCCTTGTGGAATTCAGAACTGTCTTGCTTATAACCATTCCACTTTGGTTTTTCTATTAGTGAAATAAGTAAGTCTTGAGGATTGTATCCGGTTGCTAAAGAAATAGGTAGTGAGCCAAGTGGCGTCTGCAATTGATTATCCATCACTTCTGAACAGACCTTTTCCCACACCAAGTTAAAGCTGTTTGTGCCAAACATAGTGAAACAATCAATATCAGCAAGACAACTACTATGTGCGATATAGGCATATATCGTCTTAAGCAATAGCTGCTTTCTCGTGTTAAATTGCACATTCAGTTCATTATGTATGCGATATAGGATGTAGTCTGTTTCTCCAAAATCATCTAGTTCCTCATCAGACACTTCAACCGGTAGTATGTCAAACAAATCCAATAAGTCAGCATTCTTTAGTTCTCTAGAACAGATACTAATAATGCACTCGTGAAGCCTTTTGAAGTAATCAAAATCATCGTTAATGCGTTTTTGCGTAAATAGTTCAGTATAATATGGGCGGTTATTGCTCAAGTAAGTAAAGGCCTCATTAATTGTCTTATCCCATAGTATTTCGCCAGAACCGTTTGTTTCAATGATGTCTTGTGTGTTTGTATAAGCACCATTTTCATAGTAGTCTTGTAGCAAGAAAATCATAATAGCAAGCAGGTTGAAAGCGCTGCTTTCACTATTATCGGTATACATACGGATGATTTGCTCCTTGGCGTTATACTTTTCAAGAACTTTTATTATTGTTTTTAATTCTGACAAAGGCTCATTGTTGCTCAAGATATATTTGGGATAGCATTTCAAAACACAACCCGAAACAGTTATTACACCAACGAAAGAAAATACATAGAGGTATTCGTTCTCGCCCACCTCAACATCAGCAACTTCGATATCTTCCTCAACAAGGTCTGACATATCTTTTTGAGTATCCGTAGATTTAACTGCCTTTAGCACCCCATACTCTTTCAACCGCTTAATAATATCGACCGTCTTTTCTTCCGAGCATTGAAAGATGCCTTTTAATTCAATTTGAGTGTATCTTTTCTGTTCTCGGACAAACTTCGATATCATTCTGCACCATCCTCTGTTGTATCAGCTGTAGGAGCAGGGAACTTATCACTGATATTTTTACTAAAAATAAATACACCCTTAGAGTCAAACTCCTTGCAAATAGAGGAGTATTTTGTCTTATCAGTACAACCATCAAAAAGAGTCTGGCGTTTTTGCTTTGCAGCGTCATCAAATAGATACATTATAACCTTGCTCTTAAATGTGGCAATAAACTTTGTTGGGTCAATAGGCTCAGTTTCAGGAATGATTTTCTTTGACAGAAAGTAAGGACCAAGCAACTTGTCCTCGTTCACCTTATATGAAGAGAGTTCTGCATTGATAGCTTTACGCAATTCATTCCACTCAACAATTCTCTTGTTTGAACCCGTACCCATTTCAACAGTTTTACCTGAGATTTCTGCTTCGCTATCATCAATACCGAGATAAGTGAAATCCCATCTACGCTTAAACGCAGTATCCATAGGGAATACACCTTGATCAGCACTATTCATAGTTGCCCAAATAAAGATATTGTCTGGGATTCTTATTTCGGAGTAATCGTTAGGGAGACCACCAAGTTCCTTGGCAAGATATTTTTTTATATCTTCGGATGCTTGAATTGGGTATTCACTTACTTCTTTATCATCCCGATCTAGTAACTGAAAGACATCACCAAAAACTGCAGCCATATTTGCTCTATTTATCTCTTCGATAATAAGTAAAAATGGTTTTGGGTTATCAGTTTTACAATTTTTAAGAGCCTTAACAAGTATTCGCATAAAAGGTCCAGGAACATATTCATAGGCTATTTCAGAAACAGACTTTTTATCTGTAATTAAATTTACATATGGTCTAATAGCTCTTCCATGATTTCTCTCAACACTATTATCACCAGCAGCATCTGTCCCATCTTTTTTCAGCGTCTTGAAACTTTCATCCGTATATAAGCCTAGCAAGATAGGTAAGCGAGTCAACCCATCTTCTTTAAACTTATCATATAACAAATTGTATTTTTCTTGGGCGGTTTTGCTTTTATCCAATAAAATTGATAGGACATCCTTTTCATCTACACCTACTTTAAAATCATTTACGGGATCCAACATAGTAGGTTTATAAGTCCCTACAAAATTAGCATAGGAATAATCCGGGTGGAATGTTACACGTTCACATTCTCCGCCATCGGCTAGTAATTCATCCTTTTCCTTGTTCAAAGTGAAACTCTTACCAGTGCCAGGAGCACCAAAAAGAATTCGGTTGCGGGAGAAAGTACTGGAGTAATTTGTTGCAAAGTCAAATGTTACTCCAGAATCTTCTTCAGGAGCAGTATGTTCTGCAAGTTCAGAAACACGACCAGTATGTAACCAATCACAGTTGTTTAAGTAAAAATATATGAACTCTTTTCTAAATGCACAAGCATATTCTCCATGCCCTTTATCTTGCTGAACAAAGCCCTCTGTTAAGGCTTTGGCTATTGTTTGAATTTTAATCTGTTTTGATATAGGTGTATCTGGAGTAGCTGCATTTGAGCGAGATAATCTCCATGCACAGAATACAATTGCATTCTCTTTTTTATAAACTCCTATTGATATAGCTTTTTCGCCTATTTCTTGCTTATCAACAGCGTAATTAAGATACTTGGCTTTCTGTTGAATTCTCTGTTCATCCATAAGATTATTCCTGCCACCCGGTGTTGTACCTTTCGCAGACACATAAACTTCAGTAGAAACATCTATATTAGGAATAACAATTTTATAAACTTCACTCAATTCTTCGCTTACTGGCGTTATATCAACACTGTTACCTAACGAATCGAATGCGTTTTTTAGTTCATTCTTCACTTGCTCCGCATTCAATGACATCGAACGGTCATAATCGGCTGTAACTATTTCGCCATTATTTATTGCCCATTGATATTCAGGCATTATAATCCCTCCTTTACACCTACACCTCTAAAACTTTAATCTGTTTTGCGGCCAATGATTCTCTATTAAAAATATTCACAATCTTTGTCGGTTCTTCGATAATATTATCTATGTCTGAACCTTCAATGATAATAATACATAAATTCATGGAACTCATAATCTTATTCGCATATTCTCTTGCGTTCTCAGACACAGTTCCCGTTGTCATAATAACTATAGCATTGGTTTTAAGTACGTGTGATAGCCCAACTTCTTTTGCTATTTGGTCTAAGGAAACCTTACCAGTATTCTTGCATTGCACCTGCCATCGTGAGTATAGTAATCTACTAGAATCAAAAAGAACATCCACCTCCGCTCCGCCGGTTTCACTACCTTTTAGCCTTGTTTGAATATAATCAAGACCAATGATTCCCATAATTTTTATAGCTAAAGCCTCTAAAGCTACGCCTTTTACATAAGTATCATTTGAATCAACATCACTACGAATCTCTTGTAGTGTTTTCTGATAATATCGGGATACTTCTACTCCTATAATTCCAGCCATCTGTTCTAGAAAAGGAATCACAATATCTCTTTTTGTAAGTTCGGTAAGTCTGACTTTTGGTGTATTACCCCCATGACTTTCCGTAGTCTTTTGCTTTTCAATCAGTCCCTTTTCTTCAAGGGGATTGAGCACTACTGCACCAAATGCCTTTTCTGGGAAATTAATACCATAGGTGGCTTTTGCTAATTCTCTCACATCTGCGGCTTTCTGATATTCTTCAGATCCAGTATTGCATAACGCTTTTATGAAATAATATTGTTCAGGTCGCAATTCCTTTAGCAATTCCATTTCACTTTCAGATAAGTCAACCAACTCTTTAACTTTATTTTCACTTATACGCCACTTAACAAGGACGCCTGCTTTTTCCAGCCAAAGTTTCATGCTCTGAGGATTATTTGCTGTCCTTTTATAATTAAATCCTCTCTGATTTAAGGCATCAATGACGGATTCATTTGTTACACGAGTTCCTTCTCGATTTAGCTTTCTGATTGTGTCAATAAGAACGAGTCCATTAAGATTTTTCAAAATATGCTGAGCAAAAGTATCAAGAAATTCTTTTTCATCAGCAATGTCACATAAGCGTTCTCCGTATTCTGACATATGCACACCGCCACCAGCTACTAAAATACCATACGCAACTAAAGAATTCTTACAATTGCTCGCCATTGCTGCGTTTGAAGCGAAAAAGGTTGCCGCCAACTTATCAATAAACACACTCGTTTCTTGGCCTTCGGCATCCTTAATCAACTGCAATATATTATGTAAATCAACAGCATTCGGAGTAAACTGTGTACCAAAAGGTAGTTCATTATTTTTCAT